CGGCGTCGTCGACAGCACTCGCACCAATAAACTGATCTTCGCCAGCTGATGGAAACTCTCCGTAGACCTCAACCCTAGCCTGCGGCGAATCCTCGCCATACTCCGCAATGATCTGCTCATATATCTGTTTGTCCGTATCCTCGACTGTCCGCGAGTCGATGTTCTCTGTCTGCCAGAAGTTGCGCTTGGCGTGGAAGCACTCGTAAAAGTAGCCCTGATTACGCCGGGGGTTGGAAAACGCAAACCAGTACCGGTCTAGGATGGGCTCGGTAAAGAAGCCCGCACCGACCGACCAGATGGCGTCCGGAATACCGGAGGCCTCGTCAAAGATCAGCATCATGCCGTCATGGTTGTGGACACCGGCGTAGCTGTCCGGATTCTCTTCCGACCAGAGCTTGCCCTCCGCCGCCCAGTAGCGCGTACCCTTCTTCAAGTCGCGCTCGACCAACTCGGTCAACCATTTGGCCGGAAGTAGTTTCGTTGCGCTAGTTTCCCACCAGTGGTTGTTAATTACCATCGTTGCCCACTTTTGCAGCTCGCCCCATGTGACGGAGCGCAGCTGCGCTTCCGAGTTGGCGGACACTATTACTGAGCTGCCAATGCGAGTTGTTAGCATCCACAGGATGAGCCATGCAACGAGCGCCGACTTACCGATCCCTCGGCCAGACGCGACCGCTTGGCGCAAGGCGTCCATGTCCAGCTGACCTCGGTTGTTCTTGATGTGGGTCGCAATCTTGCGCAGTATCTTGCGCTGCCAGGTGCGCGGGCCTTTGAACTTGGCCAGCGGTGTGTTGGGCTGCCCCCACGGGAAGGCGAACAGCACGAATGCCTCGGGGTCGTCAGCGATAGTCGGCGCCCAGAGGCGCGACATTAGGAGCTGTTCGCCCTCGGCGTCATAGATCGGCTGTTGCGCCATGCGTCACTTTAGTAGTTAGTCGTTCGGGTTGCTGCTCAGTTATCAGACCTTCAATGGTGCGCCCGTCGATGACGCGTTCCTGCGCCTGTTGCAACGCCTGCGTGATGCTGATCTTGTTCGTGATGTCCACGCTGATCTCCTGACGTGCCGTCCAGCCGTGGACGTGCTGCAGTATAGCGAGCGCCGCTTTGCTGTCGCCAGCGCGGGCTGCTTCCCTCAGGTGTGCGCTGGCCTCAATCTCGGAGTCAGCGCGTCCTTTTAGTACCGCCATGTCCGCTGCTGGGTCAAGCTCGCACAGCTGCCTGAACTCGGTGGGCAGCATGCCGGCAGCCAGCGCTAACGAGTCGCCCTTCAAACCTAAAGCCGCAGCGTCATAGATCGCCTGGAGGCGTGACTCAGTCGCTTCCACTTTACGTGGTGAGAATGGTATCGATTTGAACATAGCCGGATATTAGCGCATTTGTGGGTCATGTTGGCTACCCACAAATAGTTGGATTAAAAAAAATAAAAAAAATTGTTTGTAACACCTCCGTGGTCGTGACCGGCCAGCCGCAGGCTCCCCCACCCCCCAGGTTAGTGAGCACTCACTTACAAGTTGCCAGGCTGACAAGTTAGTAAGCACTCACTTACCAGGTTAGTGGGCACTCACTTCTAATGTTAGTGAGCACTTACTTTGCAGCCAGGTTAGTGAGCACTCACTTTTTGGCAAGCGGGTTAGTGGTCACTAGCATGTGGCGAGGGCCCTTTTTGCTAGGGCCCTTTTTTGTTGCCCTTTTGCTATCAAATCTGTGGATAACTTTTTAGTTGCTAAAAAGCTATGTAGGTCATGTTGGCTATGTTGTCACGGGAAAAAAATCGCTACGAATTCCTGTGCGCGCACCTATTCCTGACATTATTGCTATATAGATAACGAAATATAAATTTATTGAGTTAAGTTTTTAAAATAGCCAACATGACCAACAAAAAGCAAAAAGCCGCATTCAGACTGGAATATCGCGTTGGCATTTCAGGCCGAAAAAATAGCCAACAAATTGACCAACATGGCGACAAATCGACAGCGAAAATAAATGCAAAACATTCCTTGACATTGCAAAACAATCTGCTACAATGGTTTTCAGCAACACAATGATTTGCAGATTAACTGATTAAATTTTAAGCAAAGGGGCAAAAACATGTATACAGCGACTGCGGTTTACCAAGATTCTGAGATCGGATTCGGCGAAGGATACTCGGACGGTTACGCCGTTGAAGAGTGCATCGACAGCATCCCGTCGATCTTCAAAGATATGGCGCGCGAAGATATCGTTCTGTTCGTTCGCGATTCATCCGGCATTGTCTACATCAATAATCTGTTGCAATACGAAATCGCAACAAACTAAATTAATCAGGCCGGCGAAAGCCGGCCACTAACGGAGAAAAGAAAATGCAAAAACCTATTATTGGCCAAAAAATCGAAATGCCTGTATACGGCAAAATTCGCGTCGTTACTGTTCTGGCGGTTCATCCATTTGGCACGATTGATGTTGAGACCGAAATGGGGAATGTTTTGCGCATCACCGGTTTGGCATTCATTTAACAGGGGAAAAACATGCAAAAACCAACACTCGCCGAAATATGCGTCGCGATTCTAGGATTCGCCGGCCTTGCTGTATTTGTCTTTATGTTACTTGCATTTTAATCAACTGAAGGGAACCGACCATGCAAAATCCATTTAAATTACAGTTAAAACGCGAAGGCCTGGTATACCGGCCGATTTTAGGCGAATCCAGCGCTAAAACAATCAAAGGCCAAAAAATCGGCTACTTGACGGCGATATGCTATCTGGTACCGGATGCAAAATTGTGTCCTTTCGCACAATCGGCCGGATGTTTTGAACCGTGCCTGAAATCGGCCGGCCGTGGCGCGTTCAATGCCGTGCAAATGGCTAGAGCGGCCAAAACCGCGTTTTTCAAAGAAAATCAACGGGCATTCATGTTATCAATGGCGGCCGATGTATGGTCGCATGCGCGGCGCGCCGAAAAATTGGGTCTGATTCCACTGGTACGGCCAAACGGGACAAGTGATATTCCCTTTGAGAATATCCTGATCGACGGCAAAACAATTTTTCAGATGTTCGCCGATGTTCAATGGTACGACTATACGAAACACCCTAGTCGCAACCTGACGGGCAAAACGGCCGGTAACTATGATTTGACGTATTCGTTTTCCGCGATCACACCTAAGCCGATTTCAATCAAGGGATTGACTAACCGTCACAATCAACGCGCGGCCGTGGTATTCCAAAAGCAAGCCGATATACCGGAAAGCTTTCGCGGTTGGCCGGTCGTTGACGGCGACGATACAGACGTGCGACATATTGAACCGGCCGGCGTAGTAGTAGCACTCTATGCCAAAGGCAAAGCAAAACGCGATACAGGCGGTTTTGTGCAAATTAAGGGCCGCGATTACTGATGCGCTATCGGTTGCAATACGGCCGCTTAGATTGCTTTGGCGCGGTTATACAGTGGCAAGACTGGCCGCCGGCCACTGGCCGGTACATCACGCGGCGCGTGCCACTACCGGCGCGCGCGGTACCTACAATCGAAACTCACGGGGAGGCTTTATGGTGACACTTTTTAAAATTGGCGATCGCGTGCAATATGCGCGCCAGTGGCTACGCTCTACCGGCCAGCTAGCCGGCGATATACCGCACGCTACCGGCCGCATTATCAGTTTATCGCCGGTGTCTAACGGCTTAGACATCGCCACAATCGAATGGAATCCCGCCGGACTATCGGCGAAGGTATTGACGTCTAACCTTGTGCGGGAAGACCGCAAACATCTTGAGAGGGTTTAATTATGCACACTATTCGAGAATATTTGACACTTGATGAACGCGAACGCGCCGCCTACATGGCCGGCAACTATGACCTAGTGCATGCGTTACAGGAAATTGACACACTGGAGCGTGAGATATCCCGCCTGCAGTATCTGCTAACCGACCATGGGGTGAACTATGCGCAAAACGACGATTGACATCAGCGGCGGCCACTGGCCGCAACACCTCTGGCCGTACACCTATCACTACGGCGGCGAAATGGATATAGAGCTGCTTTGCTTCGTTGATTGGGAACCCGGCGATCGATCAGTAGGCTATTCAGGCGCGGCGTGGCTTATTCACGCCTACGCTGGCGGCGTTGACGTGGTGGACATGCTGAAAGATACGATTATCCGTGACATTGAAGCGGAGGCCGCATGTTCGCTCTCATTGGATTAATCCTTGCGGCCTTGCTGGCTGTCGTGTTAGGTTTATAGCGCGCGCACTCTCCCGCGCCGGCCATTGTGGCCGCTTTCGGTTGCCCGTCAGGATCACACCTGACGGGCTTTTTTTTACTTGACTAGCCGCACGGCTGATGGTGCCGGTGTTTCCTCGACCATGCGGCGCAATTCCGATTTAGTGGCCGTATCGGCCAACTCTGGCGCGCAGAATATGTGCTTTTTGCTGCCATGCTCACGCGATGCTAGGCGCCCCATATCGATCCATCCGGCCTCTTTCAGCGCATGTAGCAGCGCCTGCTGAACGACCCGCGTGCCCATCGGCGCGCCGCCCTGCAATCGATCGCAGATCGAGTAGAAAGGCGCTGCCACTACGCCGGCTGAGAACTCACCTAGGCGGCGCTCGATCATCTCGACCAGATACGACTCAGCGGTCGACCGGCCCTGCTCAACCATGATGATCTTAGCCTCGGTCAGTGGTGGAGTCGCCCCAGGATTGAACTTGCTCACGTCACGCTGATACAGCCAGCCGGCAGCCGTGGCCAGCCCACCGGCCTTGTACCAGTTCCATATCGCATTAGCTTCCGTCTCGGTCATGCGCGCAGCTTCGGAGTACGTTACGAACCATCGGCGGTCGTCGCCTGCTAACGAGATCGGCACGCGCTCATTCGAGAATGCGAGAACGAAAATTCTATTGAGTGCCTGATAGGGGTGTAGCCCTTTGCGGTTCACCTGCAAGAAGTCCGGCGGCGCTGCAATGACGGGTTTGAGGTGGTTTTCCAGCGCGCGGCGGTCTTTCGCTTCAGACTGGCGTAGTTCCTCGAACACCATCACTTCGGACTCGTACGCATAACCCCATTGAGACTGTATTTCCTCGTTACGCACGATCGACACGTTTGAGAGCGACTCGCCGCCGATGCCCCAGAGAAACGGCTGCCACATAGTGTCTTTGCCGCTACCAGGGTGACCGATATGCAGCACGGCGTGATTGATCTTGCGGTTCGGGTGCTGGAGCTTATGCGCCATGACGTCCAGCACATGCTCACGCTCGACAGGGTCGGGGATCATGCGCGCCACATGATCGAGCCAGATGCGCGCGTTGCCGGTTGTGGCCGGCGGCCGGTGATTAACCCATCGGTTGCCGTACACTTGCCCCTCACGCGACACCAGCACGGTCTCGCCGGCGGCGTAGGTGATGCCAGCAACGGTCAGCGCGCCCTTAGCTTGGCGGTTTTCGTCAAAGCATACCGACGCCTCAATTCGGCGTTTCTGCTTGCTCGGGTGGATCGAATAACAGGTGACATGTCGAAAGAGTGCGTTAAAAGTACGGCGGTCAATCTCGCGTCGATCCAGCGTATCAAAAAACGCATCTTCGTTCTGAATGTACGCGAAACGCTCATACCAGTCTTCCTTTGTTGTCCTATCCAGTTGTTTTTTCTCGACTTCGGCGATTACTTCCGCGCCCTTATCAGGGAACGCCTCGGTCGGCTGCAATTTGGATAGCGTCTGATCCATCACAGCGGCTAACAGTTCTTCACGCAGACCAGGCGCGTGTTTCGGCCCACCATTGGCCGATACCCAGCCCAAGAACGCATGCGAGTCGAAGTCCACGCAGTGCGAGTGCAGGCAACGGTACGACCGCGTCGATGGACTGTAGCGTCCCTCGGGGTTGCCATCGGTGTGCTCGTCTTTGTTCGGGCAGATGACGCCAGCCCAGCCGGCAGGGTTCGGGGTCGATAGCAGGATGCCCTGACCGGATAACCAAGCCATGACGTCATCCGCACCATCATCCGACAAACGGATAGGCCGCACGCCCAGCGACTCAGCTGGCGCCGGTGTCACGTTAAGAGCTGCGCATATCTCCGGCAGGGTGTACTCACGCTCGGGGTGAAACTCGGTCAGCTGGGCGGCGAAGTTGTCACGCCCTGGCTTGATGTTGACCGAGCCCGGCAGGCGGAAATTGCGCACCGCGTTGCAGGCGCCCGGATCGGTATAGCCGGCGTCGGAAATCGCTTTAATGGCTGCGGCGTATTCGCCGGTTGTTGGCTGATCCGAGAACGCGTACCCCCACTGGAACGAGCCAGCGGACGTCTCGATGATCCATGTCGGCGGCAAGGGTGGAATGTTGGGCGCCTTCTCAGGATCACCGACGTCATCCAGCACCATCACCAGCACATGCGTGGCATTGGCAGCAGCCGCCGACACATGGCCATCCTTAAACCGATCAATGATGAACGACGCGGTGTTACCGTAGATCGCCCAATCAGGTTTGGTCGGATAGTCGGGCAGGTACGCCGGCCACGTACAGATGACCGCGCCATCAGGGTGCAGCTGAATCTGTCCGCTTTTGAGTTTGGGCTTCTGGCGCACGATTAGTGCAGTCTCACCCTGTGGTGCCAATTTGGTATAGAATTCTAGGAAATCCATTGCAGTCCTTGTAGTTGAAGAAGCCGCCCTGCCAGGCGGCTTTTTTATTTTCCGTAACGCGTCATTGTTTCTACTTCAGCGGACAAAGGCAGCCCAGCCGCCCAATCGGGCGGGGTACACATCACTCGTTGCAGGGTATTGGGTGCATCAGGGTCGGCGGTCTCCAGCACAATTTCATCATGCACATGCAGCACGACATCATCGAGCTGGCGTAAAGCATTCCGTAGCAGATCGTTGGCGACTGCCTGCGTTATATTCTCACAAGCCAGACCGCGCCACAAGCGGGCACGCGGCCATTCGGTCGCATCCGCTGCCGGCTTCCACGCCGCCTTGACGTACGTAATCTCGTCACCCTCAAACTTAGCAAATGGATAGCACAGGATGCGCCCACTGGGCAGCGCGTACCAGAGGTGCTGCTTGTCGTACAGGTAGGTAACCCGACCGGCGGTGAACTCACGCCCAGGGTTCCTGAGCGCCCGCGTGTAGGCGTCTTCCAACTTGCCCCAGTAGCGCACCGCCCAAGCGTTTGAGCGGCGCCACGCGTCTACAATCCGGCGCGAGTCCGACTCTTCCATATACACACCGTACGCACGCCCCATCGCACTGAAGGCGCCAACAGCACCACCGAAACCAAGTGACAGGATGGCGACCTTGCCGATCTGGCGCTGATCCTTATTCACGCTATCCTCGGGCACACGGTAGATGCCGGCGGCTTCCCGCTTGTAGATGTCGCGGCCATCGCGGAAGACCTGCAAGACCTCGTCGGCCTGCGGATCGGCTGACGCCCATGCGGTGACGCGCGCCTCGACCGCCGACCAGTCGGCGACCACGAACTGCTTGCCGGGTGCGGGTATCAGTGCGGGCCGGAGCATTCCTTTGAGAACATCCGTAACGCGTTTTCCAAATCTTGGGGTGATGCTGTGGCCTCTGACCATAGCGTGCCTAACATCATCTGGCTCGGCTGCGCACTTGCGCGTAAAGTTGT